GACCTTTCCCATCTCGATGAAACCTTTTGCTAACATTGAGAACCATATTGTTACGGACGCTGACCTGAAAATCGACCTTATTCGCCACGCTCGAGTTGTGACTCGACGACAAGGAGTGGTTACTTACCTCTCCTCTTCAATGGTTGAACGCGAATCGAGGAAGATTCAAACTTCTGATGGATACTTCTATGACGCCCATACTGCCTGGTTTTGTCCCAATCTCAATTCTACTAGCGGAGATTGTGGATCCCCACTCATCATTCTTGACCCCACTATGCCACGTAAGATCTGTGGTATGCACTTCTTAGGAAACGACGACGGAAACGGAGGATCTATTATTATTACCCGTGAACTGCTTGCTGACATGCTCGACGAATTGGAACCAGAAGGTGTGCAAATTCAACTTGGAACCTACGAATCCATGACGCACCCTGACTTTCGACCCTGCGAATTTGTCGACGAGCCACTCGTTGTACTTCCCCCCCCCTTTGAACCGACTAAGACCAAAATCCGACCATCCCTCCTCCAAGGAGAGATCGCTGACCCGATAACTGCCCCCGCTGTCTTGAGACCCTATTTCACCCCTGAAGGTGACAAGATTGACCCCCTGGAACGTGGAGTTAGAGGCTTTAACAAGGAACGACCTTATATTGATGGAGCTTTTCTTAAAGAAATACCCAAGCTCCTTTATCACTATACCAAAGGTATACCTGTTATTTGCCGAAAACTGACCTGGACTGAATGTGGAACTGCTGAAAACATTGCTGGACTTGAACCGATCGATCTCTCGACTTCTCCTGGCTGGCCTTTATGCCAAACTGCCAAGAATGGAAAAAGAGATTTCTTTACCCCTGACAAAGAACCTCTCCCTATTCTAGTAGAGATGTGCGAGAACCTGGAAACCCAACTGAAAAACGGAACTGTGACTGACGTACCCATCTTTAGAGACACGCTGAAGGACGAACGCGTGGCTCTGAGGAAATGTGACCGAACGAACCCCAAAGCTGTTAAGACCCGAGTTTTCGCAGCCTCCCCCCTTGTGCTACTCATGTTATCGAGAAAGTACTTCGGAGCGATGTGTGCTCATTTAATCAACAATCGGATTCGAAATACCACTACATCTGGTATCAACCCGTTTAGTGATGAATGGCACATGATTGCGACCCACCTGCACGCTGTATCACCCGAAGTGGACGACGGTGATTACTCTGGATTTGACTCGACTCAACCTGCTGGATTTCTCTTTGGAGTGTACCAATCTTGGATTACCTGGTACGAAGAGAACGACAAGAACTG